CACGATTTCTTGGAGATGTCATTGTAAGATGAAGGAACGGCATCACCAGAGTAGAAATCTGTGGTTTGGATAGGGAAGAACGAATTCTCTAGGTTATTGAGCAGAGAATCACTAGAGTCGGGTAGGAAATTAACGGCTGGGGGTTCATAAAAGACAGATAGCGAGGAAATTTCATTAATGGTATCAATCATAGCTTTAAATCGAACACCACCACGAAATTGGCGATAAATCTGTGATAAAAATGAAAGGAGGCCGTTATTTGAAACGGGAGTATATGGTGGTGCTGTAGCTGGAATCAAGCTAGAGAATATATTCGACACTGGATAAAAGAACATCTTATTTCGGGAGTCTTCACTTATAGGCTTAACAAAGATAGATGGAAGCAACTGGTATTTCTTAAGGTAATGCATAACGGTCTGGGCTGACTTTTGAGTTGTCGTGTCAGTTCGCTGCTGTGTAGAGGAATTTGGAGCCACCAAATTCTCAGCGGCTAGTGATATATCATTCTCCGGGGTTATCAATGGCTGCGCTGCGCTTTGATGTTTAGCGATAAGCTCGAAACCATCTGCCATTTTTGGCAGTTTGTTGGTTATTGTGCTCTTTTGAAGAAACGGAATGAGCTGATTACCGGTGGTTAGAGTGGACAATTTAAAATCATCACCACCAGCAATAAACACATTTATAGTTATTTCTGTGGGAGTGTTATTGTTGGCCGACAACTTGTTTAATGAGATAACTCTCAAATAACCAAGGCTGTCGAGGTTGCTAGGCTGATTTGAGTTTGGAACATTAAGATATGGGGTTATACTAACATATGGAACAGTAAACTCCAATTCATTAGAACCCTGGTTTAATTCATAGGCTTGGCCGTATTGTGATGTGGCTGCAATGGCTGTTGGAACTGCAGCTGGGTCAAAATTACCGTAATTAAAGGCAAAAAATATCTTGCCAGTTTGAAAGCTGGTGGATACTACTTGTATCTTATAATTTAGTGATCCCGACCAAAACTTATGAATCGAAGCAAGATAAGAAAGAAGAGGAATTTGTGAAACTGATTTATTACTTAACTGAGAGGGAAATGGATTGAGTGGGAAGTAAGCAAGTTGCTTACCCACTGTATCAGTTTGTTTAAACTTAAATGAGCCAAGGTATGAATAACGCTTATACAGATAACTAAAATCTGTTTCATCAACGCTGGTTGCGAAAGTTTCAGTTGTGGCAGGATTGATAAGGGCTGGGAACGGTGTCAATTTGTCAATATGTTCAACTCCTTCGGAAAAATTTAATCTTCCAGTAGAAGTGAGCACAACCGACTGGTCGGTGCGGGGGTCATTTGGTTTATCGAGGGCTGTGAAAAGTTTTCCAACAGTTAGTGCGTCATCCACTAGGTGATCGGGGAGGATGGCTTTACTAATGTTAGAAATCATTGTCATTGGGTCGTCGAGTTTGGAAAGGGATTGATGGCGGGCGGAGACTTGAGATCGTGGTACCTTAAACGCGTTGTTAATAAAAGAAGAGAATATTGAAACTGTGGTTGAGTCAGTTCCAGATGAAGCTAATTCTATTGGATTAAAAACAACGAGATAGATATAGCCGAGTGAGTTAAGGGGAGAAGAAGATGAAAATTGGGAAACGTCCAAATAAGATTGAGGGGAGTTATATGGTATTGTCATTCGGGCTGTGGTGTTTGCATTTGCATACAAATAACAGCATTGATTAACGGTGGCGGATGAGAAGTTTGAAACAATTAAGTCGCACTCCTCTTCTGATGTTAAGGGAATAAAAACCATAAGCAACATACCCTGAGTTAAGGGGTTGGAAGTTACTTGGGCTTGTATTTCTACGTCTCCTCTCCAAAACTGAAAGGCGCGGAATGGTGTAGTTGCGGGCTCGGAAGCTAAAAGATCCTGTGGAATTCGTAATTTTTTAATAATCGTATGTGGTGACATTGTTGTGGTCCAATCATATGTATCGAGAAAAGCAAAACGTTCAACAAGATTTGATAGGGTCCAAGCTTTTTCCTGAATAGTGTTATCGGATTCAGAATGGTCGTTATTTGTACCAACGCGAGTTGATACTGAAGTAACTGGGCGAGTTGAAAGGGATACACCCATGCGTGAAATATCTTGAAAAGAAGCGGGGGATGCTCTAGGTTCATTGGTATTTGAGGAAATCATGTTAATTAAGTAAAATAAAATATATAAATGGTTGAGTCGTTATCACTCAAAATAAAATATATAAAAGAAAATAATTCACTAAAACGAGGATTTGTTTTAGTGAATTAGTACAAATAGTTTTACGTCATTGCGGACGGTATGTCTTAGGTGAATTCAATTCCAGTTCCAAACTCTCCAACATTGTAAAGATCAACCAAAACTTCATCTGTCAAAAATGGCACATAAAAATTTGTTTGATCTAACTTTGTCTTGAGTTTGGACATGAAATTGTCATAATAAGGAGCTGGATGTAAAAATGCCTCGCGTTGAAAATTTTGACATTTAATACGAGTCAATTCCTCATTGCGAAATTCATCTTTGACATAATTCAGTGTGCTACACATGGATCGTATCTCCAGAGGTGCAACATACCTATTAAGAATATGGTGATAATAAA